TGATATTTACCCTGCAAATCAAACAACCGACCGTTCAGCAATAGAAACAAACATTAACGACTTTTACTCAATATACTAATGGAAGGATATAAATTCAAAACAGAGCAAGAAGCTATTAACGCTTTAAAACAAGTTAACGATAAGGTTAATTTCCCAGAGGGTAGTGTAACAACCTCTTGGACTTCTTACAATTTCGCAGTATCAAATAAACCTAGTTTTTATTACATTGCTTCAGACAAATTCACAGACACTATATTGAAAGGTAAAGAACTATTTGAGGTTGTTTATTCTGAAAATTAAAAACAAAACAATAAATAAATAAAAATGGCAAACTCAAGCAAGGGTGTAAACCCTAGTAGATTAATCGGTACATTTGGCTCTAAATATCTAAATGTAGCAGCACATACGTCAGTAAATGCTTACGCTTTTATTGCTCAAGAAGACACTGAGTTAAGCGTACTTCTTGGTGGTGATGCAAGTACTGCAATAGCAACAGATGATTACTTAACAGCGATGTCGCTAGGTAGTGTTACGTTAAAACAAGGGGCGTTAATACAAGCGCCACAAGGGGAATTGTTCCAGTCTATTACAATAGATTATGGAGCGTTAATCGTTTATAAGTAATGCCGTTTATATCAGCATCGGCAATAACCCCATATAACAGTATAAGGGGAGGAGCCGCAGGAGAAGCACTTGACCCTATACTTGCATACTCCCCTTATAATGTTTGGGATTCCGAACACGTTACGATAGATGGGGATGTTACAACTGTATTAGATTACAATAATGTCGGGGCAAAATTAAATATGGTTAACCCTTCCGCTGCAACTCAGCCCGAACTCATAACAAACGATTCGTCTTTTAATAATAACCATTTTTAGGTTTAGTGGAACTGATTATTTAGAAAATTCAATCATTAATTATAGAAGTTCTGACAGTACTGGTATTGTTGCAGGAGTAATGAGAGTGAATAGCGGTTCTGGCATTTACCCATTAACAAGCAGTTCATCCACAGTATCAAACGCATATTGGGGTAGAACAATAAAAACCTCCAATAAATTTTCGGTTTTAGCATACAACACAATATCTGAGAGGTCTTACGTTCAAGACAATGAAATTATACCCAATGGTGTTTTTTCTTTTTGCTATGGTGTGGATGGCTCTGATACATTTATTATACTAAACGCAATAAATAATGGTGTTACTTATATTCAAGAAATACCATCAGGAAATACATCTGCTTGGTTAGATAGTGTAGATGCAAGAGATGACCTTAAAATTGGGGCATTAGGCACTGATGGAAGTAATGTAGACATAGCAAATGTAGGGTATTACCCATACACAAGCATTGCTGACGCTATAAGTTTATCTAATGTTTTAAAAACCAAATACGGAATATGATGAATAAAATTAACGGTTGGATATTACCAACAATAGAAAAGTACGAAGAAAAGCAGTTGGAGTTGGGTTTGCGTTATAATATTAACTCAGCAAGATATGCGGGAAGGCTAATCAATGGAGCAACAGTTCCAGATGTTGAATTAGTAAAAGGTGGGTTTTTTATGCGAGATATTAGAAACTTAGGAACTGACGATATTTTATTATCAGATATAAAGCAATCGCCAGAGTAAATATAAAAACAATCTATCTAATCTAATTTACTCTATGACATAACTAAAAAAAACACACATGGATAGCGAAAACATTATATTAGTAGTAGTTGGATTAGCTAGTGCGTTTGGAATTAAAGAAATTTGGAGTATTGTAAAAAGAAAATGGATATAAACCATTCTATTTCGTCAAGCCAAAGTAATTACAAGCAGAAAAGAATTGAGGAATTAGAAGACGAGCTGAAAGAGGCGAATAAAACTATACTTGAGCTAACGGTTAGGGTATCTAAATTAGAAGAAAGAATGCTTCACGTTGCAAAGAATAGAGTAAAAAACAGTTCTAACGAGTAATAATAATATAAACAACGAAACAAACAAAAACAATTAAAAATGGGTAACGAGGTAATTAATTTAAAAACGGTATTTAGTGGTTTCAATTCTGGAACTGACCTACAACCAAAGAATACAAGAACAAACAACCAAGGAGTGAAAGTTGAAGATATTGCAGGATTTATTAAAATTGTATCAACAGTGCCAGAAGTTTCCACTTTAATAAAAGGAGATATGTTCTTAGCATTAGATACTGGTAGATTAACAATATGTACAGTATCGGCAGATACAGTAATACAATTTAGCAAAGACGCATAAATCCTTTCTCTAGGCTAAAAGAGTAACATTATAATCTAATTAAATTTAATACAGTATGTCTAACGGAATCGTTAAGAATCTAAACTTCGGAGACGAAGGTAAAAATAAAGTGTTTGAGGGTATCTCAAAGTTAACACAAGCCGTTAGTTCCACATTAGGAGCTAGCGGTAAGTGTGTAATGCTAGAGGACGGCTCAGGCAAACCATTAATTACAAAGGATGGTGTAACAGTGGCTAATGCAGTTATACTCTTAGACCCAGTAGAAAATATGGGTGCAACGCTGTTAAAAGAAGCGGCAAGGCAAACAGTTATTGAAGCAGGCGACGGAACAACAACAGCTACGGTATTAGCACACGCAATACTAGAAGAGGCTTTTAAAAACAAAAACTATAACTCAAGAGAGATTCGCAATGGTATAAATTCTGCCGTTGACAAAGTAGTTACATACTTAGAAAGTATCTCACATAGCGTCACTGGTTCTATGTTAACTGAAGTTGCTACAATATCATCTAACAATGACGTAGAGCTTGGAGCTTTAATTGCTAAGGCTTTTGAAGACGTTGGCGAGAATGGTGTAGTTAGTATGGAAATATCTAACGACGAAGAAACATCAGTAGACATTGTAGATGGCGCTTCTATTGATAAGGGGTTAAAGAATGACCACTTTATTAATAACAAAGAAAAAGGTACTTGCGAACTTAACAATCCACTTGTATTAATTGTAGAAAGCAAAATACCTAACGTAAGAAAAGTTCAAGAATTTTAGAGTACGTTATTAAGAATAACAAAGAATTACTTATTATTGGAGAGCAGATGAACAGTTAGTGACTGCTTTATCAATGAATGTAAATAAAGGTAACACCAAAGCCAATATTATTGATCCCCCAGACTTTGGAATTAATAGGAAAGAAACGCTTCAAGATTTTGCTGCCTTAACTGCCGCTACAGTGATTAACGAAGACTTGGGTGACGATATAGACCTAATTGATGTTAGCCACTTAGGTACGTGCTTAAAAGCCGTTACAACAAGAGAAGATACTGTCATTCAAGTTGAAGGCACTAACGAGTGCTGTTGTTGGTTTAATTAAGCAAATAAAAAAGCAGATTAAAGAAACAAAGATTAACGGAAAGAAGCACCAATTAGAAAGAAGGCTATCAAGGCTTGCTGGAAAGGTTGGTGTAATAAAAGTTGGGGCTAATTCAGAGGTTGAACTCAAAGAAAAAAGCGATAGAGTTGAAGATGCAATATGTGCAACTAAAGCAGCTATAAAAGAAGGTATTGTTCCAGGAGGAGGAATTGCTTTACTCAACGCTAGTACGATTGTTTTAGGCTTAAATGCAGGTGAAGACATTTTGCTAAAAGCTATTCAGTCTCCATTCAATGTTATTATGAAAAATGCAGGGATGGAAGACTTTGAAAAACCAACCGAAGAAGGTGTAGGATATGATGTAGTAACAGGTAAAATGGTGGAGATGATTAAGTTTGGAATTATAGACCCACTACTCGTAACTAAAAGTGCTTTGAAGAATGCTGCATCTGTAGCCAATACTATTCTTGCAACTGATTGTGTAATTAATAATCTAAGAGCATGAAAGCAGTAGGGAAATACATATTAATAGAGCCTGCGAAGGAGAAGGAGTTTTCTACCAAAGGTGGGTTAATTTTAGGTGAGAACCATAGAGAAGATATAAGGTACAGAGAAGCCACCGTAAAGACAATTGGTACTATGGTAGCTGGAGTTAAAGACGAAGATGTTATCTATTACGATAGACACGCAGGGTTTGATATGGAAGTAGACAAAGTGATATATAAGGTAATAAAAGAATCAGACGTTGTAGTTGTTTTATGAAACGTTTAGAAGCCGATGACATAAAGGATTTAAGTCTACTAAAGCACTATAGGATAATACGCCAATGGGCTTGCAAAAACAATGGACTAACTAACGCAGATTTAGAGTTATTAATTTACCTAGACTGCATCGGCCTCTTTAACCGACTTGATTTTATAGATGGAGTTTACTCATATAGCTGGGATACCAGAAGGTGGTCTAAGCTAAGAGATAATGATTGGATAACGGTATTTGCTAAAAGAAATAAAACTACAACAAAGAGCAATGTGTACAAAGTTTCATTTAAAGGGAAACACTTAATTAAAAGAATGTACAAGATAATGCTTGGAGAGGAGGATATACCTACTAGTGAAAAAAGAAACGTTATAATGAAGGGGGGTAGTTACTCTCACAAAGTTTTATCAAAATCAATTAAGAACGTAAATAACGACAAAACAATATAAATTATGTACAATAATAAAAAATCGCCTTTCTCTATGAAGGGAAGTTATGCTTCTGCACCTAAAATGGTTTCTCCAAACACAAAAGTTCCTATGGAACCTATGGAGGAAACAGAACAAGATAGGGCTGACAAAGAAGTTATGTCTAGAGGAAAAGATGCTTTTGAAAAAGCTAGGACTAGAGGAGATATAGCTAAAGAAGTTAGCTTTGACTTAACAACCGCTACTTCTAAAGGAGATATGATGGGTGCTACTATTGCAAACTTGGTAAATAAATCAAGAGCAGTTAGTGCAGCAATGCCAAAAGAAACAGAAGAATCAGTTACGGGAGAATCTTCTCTTGTAAATCTTAATAAAAAGGATAACAAAAAATCTTTTAGTTCAGGAAGAATGAACAAATCTAACTTAGTAAAATCAGATGTAAAGGTTGGTGATTTTAAAAAAATTATAAAATAATTATGAAGAACATATTAAATCAATTAGGCTCAACTCCATTCAATGATGCTATCGACCCAATTACTGGTGCGTCAAATAAAGCAATTGGAGCAATAGAGCCAATTCAAAGACAAGTTGCAGACCCAACTGTTTCATTAGGAGAAGGTGGTTTACCAATAGAAAACCCAACTGACTTGAACTTTAACAACGGAGCAAGAGAAATGGGTGTTATGATGTATGGTGGAAATAAAGCAAGAGGAATAAAATAAAAACTATAACTATGAAAAGCAATAAAATGGTGAAAACCAAAAGAATGTATTCTCCACAATCAGGACAAAATGCAATATGGGATGGCCCATTAAATGTAGATGTTATGCCAAGAGGATATGGTTCTAGTAGTGGATGCAAAGGTATTCAGTTGTTAGCTAAGAATATGCCAGCTTATATTCCAGGCCCTATCTCGCAGATAGCAAAAGGGAAGTACGGTGAAGGGATGGATTAACCCAATGGAGGACTTGAAACTTTACATTACCAATGGATTGGTAGTAATGGTAACTATGTCGGACATAGAGGTCATTTTAAAAATACTTCTATTAATAGTGACGATAGGTTACACTGCTTTTAAGTGGTATTCCTTGTTAAAAAAATATAGAAATGAAAAACATAAGTAAGCATTTATCTCACAAAGAAGGTGTTCGCAGTTCAACCGCAGCAAGATTAAACATAGATAACGAGCCACAAGAGACCGAATTGGAAAATATGCGTACCATATCCGAAAAGATATTTGAGCCTCTTAGAGTGCACGTAAATGGCCCTATAAGAGTTAATAGCTTCTTTAGAAGTGTCGAGTTAAACAAAGCAGTTGGTGGGAGTTCTACTTCTCAGCATTGCAAAGGTCAAGCTTTTGATTTAGATGACTCATACGGTAACGCTACAAATGCCGAGATGTTTGCTTTTATTAGAGAGAACTTAGACTTTGACCAAATGATTTGGGAGTTTGGGGACAATAAAAATCCTAATTGGGTTCACGTTTCGTATGTGTCTCCTAATAAGAATAGAGGTAGATGCTTAAAAGCTTACAAGGAGCATGGTAGAACTAGGTACACGATAATATAATGGCATACACGCAATTTAATTCTCCATTCTTAATGACTTCTAACGAGAAGAAATCAGGAATGACATCTGCCGAGAAAGCTAAGTATAAAAGGGAAACTGGAGGGACTTTGAAGAGACCTCAGCCAGAAGGTGGCGCTAGAAAAAAATCTTATTGTGCAAGGTCGGCAGGAATTAAAAAATGCAAAACCCCAGACGAGAAAGGTATGTGTCCTAATGACTACTCAAGAAGAAAATGGAAATGTTAACAGTAATAAATAAGAAATGAAAAAATCAGAAAAGTACGATATTAAAGAAGCAAGCAACCAAGACTTAACTGCTTCTGCTAGAAAAAATTATTCAGAGAACGCTGAGGCTGGCTTGAAAATGATGGGTGGAACTTCAATGGGTTCTAGCTTAAAACCTATGATGAATAGTGGTTTAAAAATGTGCGGAAGTCAAGTTAGTAAACACATGAAAGCTAGCAAATAAAATGCCTTTTAAGTTAAATAGTGCGCCATATAATAAAGATGCTACACCTATATATGAATCAGACTTAGGGGCAGGTATTCTTGGTCAAAGCAATAACAATGGAACTATCTTAATAAACAATAAGTTAGACCCAAAGTTTCACGATGAGGTTATTAAACACGAAGAAGTTCATATTAATCAAATGTCAAGAGGAGACTTAGACTACGACGAAAAAAATATTTACTGGAAAGGAAAGGCTTACTCAAAAAGTAATGCTAAGATAGCAATGGCTAGTCCTAAAACATCTCCTTGGGAAGCTGAGGCGTATAAGAAATCAGGTACTAAATATAAAGATAAAAAATACAATGTCTAAGAAATTTAAAGATACAAAGCTAGGTGTTTTTCTAGGTAAGACGGCTCCTCATATTTTAACAATAGCAGGTGATTTATTACCCGATGCAGGAGTTCTAGGAATAGTTAAAAACTTAATTGAAACAGACAAGACTATTAGCCCTAAAGATAAAGCCGAAGCACTTAGCCAAGCTAAAGAGATGTATCAGTTAGAAATAGCGGATAGGGACTCTGCAAGAAGCAGAGAGGTTGAAGTAAAAAAAGCAGGTAGCAAAGATATTATGATGGTAGCTACTGGTCTTGTAGGTTTGTTATCTTTTATTTTTATTATCTATGCCGTAGTGTACGAACCTTCGGTTATGGAAAATGATTTATTTGTTCACTTAATGGGTATGATAGAAGGTGTTGTTATCAGCAACATATTTGCTTATTACTATGGCACAAGTTCGGACAAACAATAAAACATAGGTAATAATATTAGTAAGATAATCTAATCAAATTTAATGCAATGAGAATAACTGACGAGGAACTAGAAGAAATCAGAGAGCAGCAAACTAAAATATCCCAAATTAAACAGGATTTAGGAACGCTAGAGATAAGAAAACACGAAATAATGGGTGTGTTAATGAATATTGACAAAGAAGTTGAAGAAACCAAAACTATCCTTGAGGACAAGTATGGTCGTGTTAACATCAATCTTGACGACGGTTCTTATACGGACGTTGAGGGTGAGGAATTAAAATCTAAGTAATGAGTAGTGTTATAAGAAAAATCAGCATAGGTTCTGATTACAAAAATGATGCAATGCACTACGCTGTAAGTCAGCAAGTGTACGGAGGTCACGAAATATCTAACATTCTCTTTGATGAGAAAGATAATTCTTATAACATCTACATCATAAAAAACGACGAGGTTCTTCCTTGGAAAAAGTTTAATAGCAATATGGCGGTGTCCATAGAGTATGATTTGCAGTATAGGTAGCGTATGAAGAGTGTTTATGATTTTATTGTAAAACCAATCAACGGAAGATACGACAACGTTAAGAAAGTTGGAGATGTTGACCTTATAGTAAATACTAGAATTGAAGAATATAAAAGCATTAGCAAAGTTGCAGAAGTTGTAGCTTTGCCAATGTCTATTAAGACAGATATAAAAGTTGGAGATATTGTTGTTATACATCACAACATATTTAGAAGGTTTTACGATATAAGGGGTAATGAAAAAAATAGTAGAGCTTTTATTAAAGAAGATATGTACGCTTGCCCTCCAGAACAGATTTATATGTACGGAGATAATATACCTCATTTGGATTATTGTTTTGTTAAGCCTTTAGTAAGCCACGATATATTTTCAATTGACAAAGAAAAGCCTCTTGTTGGCATATTGAAGTTTGGAAACAAACAACTATCAAAATTAGGTATAGAAAAAGAAGATTTAGTTTCGTTTAGACCAACATCAGAATTTGAGTTTGTTATTGACGAAGAATTATTATATTGTATGAAATTAATTAACATTGTTGCGAAACATGGACGTAAAGGAAACGAAGAGGAATATAATCCTAGCTGGGCAAGCAGCAGTTGAGGAATTAATAAAAGTAGCTAAAGAGCCTATTCTCGATGAAGAAGATGACTTAACAGCAGACAAGTTGAAGAATGCAGCAGCCACAAAGAAACTAGCTATATTCGACGCTTTTGAAATTCTAAATAGAATTAAGGAAGAAGAGGATATGTTGGATGACAAACCAAAAGAAGAGACTGACAAGAAAAGTAATTTCAAGGGTTTTGCTGAAGGTAGGGCTAAATTTAATTAATATGTACGAACAAACTTTATACAAAGTTCTCGACAATTACATTAAGGCAGCTACAATAAAAAAGAAGAACAGACACAAAACGTGGAAGTATGGTTACGATGCTGACCACGATATGGTTGTTATAAGTAAAACAGGTAAGATAGGGGAGATTTACGAGATACAAAATCTTAAAATAGCATTACCTGCTGAATCTAAGATTCATAACTTTAAAGACAAAAAATGGAGTAGCATAGCCTACCCTAAAGAATTAAGTAGAATAAAAACAATCTTTGATTGGGGGCAATATCCCGATGAGTTTAAGGAGCAATGGTACGATTACATTGAGAAGGAGTTTGAAAGGAGAGAGCAAGGATTTTGGTTTAATAATAAAGGTGGTAGCACTTACATTACTGGGACTCATTATATGTATTTGCAATGGTCAAAAATTGATATTGGAGCACCAGACTTTAGGGAAGCAAATAGATTGTTTTATATATTCTGGGAAGCCTGCAAAGCCGATTACAGATGCTTTGGAATGGACTATCTTAAAAACAGACGGAGTGGATTTTCATTTATGTCATCTGGAGAAGTTGTTAATCTCGCAACCATGTCTACTGATTCTCGATACGGCATACTTTCAAAGTCAGGGCCTGATGCTAAGAAAATGTTTACCGACAAGGTTGTACCAATATCAATCAATTATCCTTTCTTCTTCAAGCCAATCCAAGATGGTATGGATAGACCGAAAACAGAATTGGCATATAGAGTACCTGCTTCAAAGCTTACAAGAAGGAAGCTTGACTCTAATGAAAAACCAGAAGATATCAAAGGATTGGATACTACGATTGACTGGAAAAACACAGGAGACAACTCTTACGATGGAGAGAAACTGAAATTACTTATACATGACGAGAGCGGTAAATGGGAGAGGCCAAGCAACATCCTTAATAACTGGAGAGTTACTAAAACCTGCCTTCGATTAGGTAGTAGAATAATTGGTAAATGTATGATGGGTTCAACTAGCAACTCGTTGGATAAAGGTGGTGATAATTTTAAAAAATTGTATTATGGGTCAGACGTTACAAGAAGAAACGCCAACGGACAGACTAGCTCGGGATTATATTCTTTGTTCATACCTATGGAATGGAACTACGAGGGATACATTGATTCTTATGGAATACCTGTATTCGATAAGCCTGAAGTACCCACAGAAGACCCCTACGGAACCCCGATAACTCAAGGAGTAATACAGTTTTGGAATAATGAAGTAGCGGGTTTAAAGGATGACCAAGATGGATTAAATGAGTTTTACAGACAATTCCCAAGAACAGAACAACACGCTTTTAGAGATGAAGCAAAAGAATCGTTATTTAATTTAACAAGAATATATCAGCAAATAGACCACAATGAGTCTATGGCATCAAGCTCATTGGTAACTAAAGGAAACTTTCAGTGGGAGAACGGAATTAAAGACACAAGAGTTATGTTTATGCCACACAAAGATGGTAGATTTCATATTTCTTGGATTCCGCCTTTAGGTATGCAAAATAGAGTTGTACCAAAAAATGGTATACTTTATCCAGGGAATGAACACCTTGGGGCTTTCGGTTGTGATAGTTATGACATATCAGGAACAGTGGACAAAAGGGGTTCTAATGGTTCTCTTCATGGTTTGACAAAGTTTAGTATGGAGGACGCTCCTGCAAATCATTTCTTTTTGGAATATATTGCAAGACCTCAAACAGCAGAGATATTTTTTGAGGATGTATTAATGGCTTGCGTGTTTTACGGTATGCCAATACTTGCAGAGAATAACAAACCAAGACTTCTGTATCATTTTAAAAGAAGAGGTTATAGAGGGTTTTCTATGAATAGACCAGATAAGATATACAACAAGTTGTCAATAACGGAAAGAGATATTGGAGGAGTTCCTAACTCTAGCCAAGATATGATACAATCTCACGCTGCCGCAATAGAAACATATATAGAGGAACTTGTTGGAGTTTTAGGTGATGATGAGATGGGAGATGTTTACTTCCAAAGAACATTAGAAGACTGGGCTAGATTTAATATAAACAATAGAACGAAGCACGATGCGTCTATTAGTTCAGGCCTTGCAATTATGGCCTGCAACAAAAATAGATACGCACCTGTAAATAAGGTGGTAAGACAGAATATAAATTTAGGGTTGAAGAGATACGACAACTCTGGAAAGTTTTCAAAAATAATAAAGTAAATGAACGTAGGCGCAAATCCAAACAGTGTATTTCCTAGCCAAGTGGTTAGTGACACAGAAAAATCAAGCTACGAGTACGGTGTACAAGTTGGCAGGGCTATCGAGGCTGAGTGGTTCCAACAAGGAGGTAGCGGTAATAGATTTGCAACCAATCACAATAGCTTTCACACACTTAGACTTTATGCAAGAGGTGAGCAGCCAGTGCAGAAATACAAAGATGAATTAGCTATTAATGGAGATTTATCTTATTTAAATTTGGATTGGAAACCAGTACCCGTTATATCTAAGTTTGTAGATATAGTATCAAATGGTATTACAGAAAAAGAATACGAAATAAAAGCTTACGCACAAGACCCTAAAGCATTAAAAGAAAGAACGGACTACGCAATGAGTCTAATGGAGGACATGGTTGCTAAGGAAGAGATGATGCAGCTAGAGGCAGCTATTGGAGTAAATGGATTTAATACTGACAATCCTCAAGACTTACCTCAAGATGAAAAAGAGCTTTCTTTACATATGCAACTTGACTATAAGCAATCAATCGAAATAGCAGAAGAAGAGGCTATTAACCAAGTGCTTGCAAAGAATAAGTTTACAGAAATAAGAAAAAGATTTAATTACGATTTAACCGTATTAGGTATTGGTTCAGTAAAAACAACTTGGAATAAAGCAGAGGGAGTTGTGACAGAATATTGTGACCCAGCAAGAATGGTGTATTCTTACACCGACGACCCTAACTTTGAAGATATATACTATGTTGGAGAAGTAAAAGCTGTTTCTATTCCAGAATTGAAAAAGCAATTTCCCAATATAACAACAGAGGAATTAAAGAAAATAGAAGAAATGCCTGGCAATCGGGAAAACATCACTGGTTGGAATGGCTACGATAAAAATACAGTTCAAGTTTTATATTTTGAATACAAGACTTACAACAATCAAGTTTGGAAAATTAAAGAAGGAGTTAATGGCTTAGAAAAGGCTTTGCAAAAAAGCGATGACTTTAATCCACCAGAAAACGATACATTTAAAAAGGTATCAAGAACGATAGAGGTTTTGTATAGTGGGGCAAAAATACTAGGTAACAATCAAATGTTACAATGGGAGCTTGGAAAAAATATGACAAGACCTTTTGCCGATACCACTAAGGTAGAAATGAATTATGTTATTTGTGCACCTAGAATGTACAATGGTAAGATTGATTCTATTGTAAATAAGATTACAGGATTTGCTGATATGATTCAGCTAACGCACCTTAAATTACAACAAGTAATGTCAAGAATGGTTCCTGACGGTGTGTTTTTAGATGTTGACGGACTAGCGGAAGTTGACCTAGGTAATGGAACGAGTTATAACCCAGCAGAAGCATTAAATATGTATTTCCAAACGGGTAGTGTTCTTGGTCGTTCTTTGACACAAGACGGGGACATTAACAGAGGTAAAGTTCCAATTCAAGAGTTATCTACATCAAGCGGTGGGGCCAAAATTGCCTCCTTGATTCAGACGTATCAGTACTACTTACAAATGATAAGAGACGTTACGGGACTTAACGAAGCTAGGGATGGGTCTACTCCATCTAAAGATGCACTCGTAGGACTTCAAAAGATGGCCGCTAATCAATCTAATGTAGCAACTCGACACATACTTCAAGCTAGTTGTTATTTATCTCTTAGGGCTTGCGAAAACATCTCAAGAAGAATTGCTGATTCATTAGAGTTTGCTTTGACTGCAAATTCATTAAAGAGTAGTATTAGTGAATACAACGTTGCAACATTAAATGAGATTAAAGACTTAAGCCTTCACGATTTTGGTATCTTCTTGGAGTTAGAGCCTGATGATGAAATAAAGGCTCAGTTAGAGCAAAACATTCAAGTAGCTCTGCAAACTGGAGGGATTGATTTAGAGGACGCAATTGATATTAGGCAAATTAAGAATCTTCAATTAGCAAATGAAATGCTAAAAAATAGAAGAAAGAAAAAGCAAATAGCAGAGCAAAAAGCGCAACAAGAAAATATGCAAGCGCAAGCAAACGCAAATGCAGAAGCTTCAGAAAGAGCTGCTATGGCAGAAGTTCAAAAGCAACAAGCACTTACTTCTGAAAAAGTTAGTATAGAGCAGTCTAAATCTCAATTTGAAATAGAGAGAATGCAAATGGAGGCTGAGATTAAAAGAGGGTTAATGGCTGAAGAGTTTAAATACCAAATGCAGTTAGCTCAAGCTAGAATAAAATCAGAGGCAGATAGAGAACGTCAAAACGAAGATAGAAAAGATAACAGAACAAAAATAGCTGGAACTCAACAATCGGAAATGATTGACCAAAGAGCAAATAATTTATTACCAAAGAACTTTGAGTCTAAAGGTAACGACAACTTAGAAGGGTTTGGAACAGAACAGTTCGGCCCAAGATAATTTTTTTTAATTTATATTATATTATATTATGTCAGAAGAAGCAACAAAAGAAGAAGGTAGTTTCAAAATAAAGAAAAAGCCTACAATGAAGAAGTTAGGGAAACCAAACGAAGTAACAAAAATCAATTTACCAAGCAAACCTCCAGTAGTGGAAACAGAAGCGACAAAGGTTGTAATACCTTCAGTGAAGGTTGAGGATAAAAAACCAGATGCAGTCGAATCGGAGGCTATTGTTGAAGATAAAAAAGAAGAAATAGTAGAAGAAGAGCAATTTACTCAAATTCAAGAAATAACAGAAGATGAGGAAGAGGAAGTAAAAAAGGTTTCTCAAGAAATCAAAGAAGCTATAAGAGACGAACGTGTTTCTGGAAAGCCATTGCCTGAGAATGTTGAGAAGCTAATTTCTTTTATGGAAGAAGTAGGTGGAACTGTGGAAGATTATGTAAGATTAAATGCAGACTACTCTAAGGTTGATAACAACACTCTATTAAAAGAGTATTATAAAAAGAAAAAACCTCATTTAGATGAGGAGGAAATAAATTTCCTTTTAGATGATAACTTTTCGTTTGACGAAGATTTAGATGAAGAAAGAGAAGTGCGCAAGAAAAAACTTGCGTTCAAAGAAGAGGTTGCAGAAGCAAAGAGTTTTTTAGAAGACTTAAAGGGTAGATATTACGATGAGATTAAGTTAAGACCAGGCGTATCCCAAGAGCAGAAAAAAGCGACAGACTTTTTCAACCGACACAATGAAGAGCAAAACTTATCAAAGCAGCGAAAAGACAGGTTTAAAAAAGCCACGTCTGAACTTTTAAACGATAATTTCAAAGGTTTTGAATATAACATCGGAGAAAAGAAATTCAGATATGGCGTTAACAACCCAACTAAAATTGCAGAGCAACAGTCAGATATGTCTAACTTTATTGGGAAGTTTCTCAATGACAAAGGAGAGGTGTCAGACCAACAAGGCTATCACAAGGCAATGTACGCTGCGGAGAATATGGACAAGATTGCAAGTCATTTTTACGAACAAGGTAAAGCAGATGCAGTTAAGGATGTTGTAAATAGTTCAAAGAACATATCAGACACCCCAAGACAAACATCAAGCGACAGTGTTTTCATTAATGGGCTTAAAGTTAAATCTGTAAACGGTATGGATTCTTCAAAATTAAAAATTAAAAAATCACGATTTTAACAATTAACAAAAACAAAAAAAATGGGACAATTCGGAACGGGCGACCCGCTAGGCGCTTTTAGCCTACAGCCAATGCCAACGAAAACAACGTTGACAGAAAATTATTTAAACTTTGCTGATGGAAGCGGAAACGACTTTGCACAGCAGTATTTACCAGAGCTTTACGAAGCTGAGGTAGAGCGATACGGAAACAGAACTTTATCTGGATTTCTAAGAATGGTTGGTGCTGAGATGCCAATGACATCTGACCAAGTAGTTTGGTCTGAGCAAAATAGGTTGCACATTGGATACGAAGATGGTGCTGGAAATCTTTCTGTAGATTTGACTGGAGCAGCTACTGCTGGTGGTTCAACAATCACATTAGGTTCTGACCACCTCATGTCTATTAGAGTAGGTAACACAATCGTTGTTGCGGATGCCGCTACTGGACTTGTAACTTTAAAATGTTACGTTTCTGCAATAAATCAAGCAGCTAGGTCTTTTACAGTATTATCTTACACCACTGCTGATTTAACTAGCATTGGAAACGTTGCTGTAAACTTATTTGTTTATGGTTCAGAGTTTGGTAAAGGTACTGCTGGTATGGTAGGTTCTTTAGAAGCTTCTTTTACTCAGTACAACAACAAGCCAATTATTATCAAAGACACTTATGAAGTTAGTGGTTCTGATGCATCTCAAATTGGTTGGGTTGAAGTTGCTACTGAAGATGGAGCAAGTGGATACTTATGGTATTTGAAGTCTGAAGGAGAAACAAGATTACGTTTCCAAGACTATTTAGAGATGGCTTCTGTTGAAGGAGAAACTGCAACTGCTGCATCTGGAGTTGTTGTAAACACTGCTTTAGGTACTGGCATTACAACTGCTGGAACTCAAGGTTTGTTTTCTGCTATTACGGAAAGAGGTAATGTATACCAAAACTACGCAAACGGGACTGGAACTGGCGGTGCTGGAAACAGAAGTGCTTTAGCTGATTTTGATTTTATTTTACAAAATCTTGACAAGCAAGGAGCAATTGAAGAGAATATGTTGTTTTTAGATAGAGCTACATCTTTAGACTTTGATGATATGTTAGCTGCTCAGAACTCTTATGGTGCTGGTGGTACTTCTTATGGAGTCTTTGAAAACTCTGCTGAAATGGCATTGAACTTAGGTTTTGATGGATTTAGAAGAGGCTCTTACGATTTCTACAAGACTGATTGGAAATATTTAAATGATGCCACTACTAGAGGTATGATTGACAATATCAAAGGTGTTATGGTTCCTGCTGGAACAAGTACAGTTTACGACCAGCAATTAGGTACTAACATTAGACGACCATTCTTACACGTCCGATACAGAGCTTCTGAAGCTGATGACAGACGAATGAAGTCTTGGATTACTGGCTCTGTTGGAGGTGCTCAAACTTCTACTTTTGACAAAATGGAAGTTAGCTTCTTGTCTGAGAGATGTTTAGTTACTCAAGCTGCTAATAACTTCGTGTTGTTTACGGCTGCATAGTATCAATTATTGTGATAATTACCCTCGTTATTCAGACGGGGGTAGTTGTTACTCTTATTATTTATTTTATTTTATTTTATATTTATTATGGCAACAAAAGAAAAAACAAAAGAAACTTGGGAAGTTAAAGATAGAAGATATTTTCTAGCTAACGGCAACACCCCATTAACAATGACACTAGCAAGCAAGCATTCAAATTTGCATCCGCTAATGTATTTTGATGAAGAAAGACTTGAAGAAAGAGAGCTTAGATATGCTACGAATCAAACATCTCCGTTTGTTGATGAGCAGAAAGGCCCAGTAACAATAGCGCACATCGTGTTTAAAGATGGTGTTCTAATGGTTCCTAAGACAAAACAGTCTTTACAGAAGTTATTATCGTTATATCATCCACAAAGAAATATAACATTTAAAGAGATTGACCAAGTTAAGGATGCAGTTGACCAATTGGATTTGATTAACTTAGAAAGAGAGGCTTTAAATTTAGCTCACGAATTAGATTTAGACCACGCAGAAGCAATCTTGAGAACAGAAATTGGAAGTGTTGTAGCTACAATGACAAGCAAGGAACTTAAAAGAGATTTGATGTTATTGGCTAAAAACAATCCAGCTTTATTTATTAGTTTAGCGCACGATGAAAATGTAGAACTTAGAAGTTTTGGTATTAAAGCTGCTGAAAACAACATCATTAAGTTGTCGCAAGACCAAAAAACAATATCTTGGGCTGCTAATGGAAAGAAACTTATGACAGTTCCTTTTGACGAGCATCCATATTCAGCATTAGCAAGTTGGTTTAAGACTGACGAAGGTATGCTGGCATACAAAAGTATAGAGAAAAAATTCTCTTAACAAGTAACTATATTTATGAGGGGGTAAGTCAGTAATAATCTGACCTACTCCCTATAAATAAAATAAAAAATTACTATGGCAATAAATATAGATACGGCTTATAAAACCGTACTGTTAATACTTAACAAAGAGGAAAGGGGTTATGTTACTCCAGACGAGTTTAATAAAATTGCTAATCAAGTTCAACTAGAAATATTTGAACAGTATAGTGATGACTTAAACCAGCAACTAAGAGTTCCTCAGTCAGATACTGACTATGCCAATAGAATTGAAAACATTGACGAAAAACTTTCTATATTAAAATCATTTTCAACAACAAACTACAACGCTAACGACCCTAACGATATTCATTTTGAATTAAAGAATAACGTAAGCGTTTCTCTACCAATTTACAGATTAGGGACTGTAACATACAAAGAAGAAGTCGAACTACAAAGGCTTCAAAGAATGGAATTTTATAACATACAAAGGTCTCCATTAACAAAATCCACAGAATCTTTTCCAACATACTTACTTGAGAACAACAAACTCTACGTTAAACCTAATAGCATAACTACGTCTATTGGTGTAAGTTATTTAAGAATACCAACTCAACCAAGATGGGGATACTCGATTGGTACGGTAGGTCAATTGCAATACGATGCAAGTGTTTATAGCCCAACTTCTTTAAATGTCGGTAATGGGACTTTAACGGACGGAATTGGGTATGCTGTAACTGAAGATGCATGGACTGATGGAACTTATACTGGTGATGTAGATAAGGTACTTAATCCAACAAATCCTTGGACATCTAACTCAGCTCAAGGTTCTGGATTAGAAATGTCTTTAACAATTCTAGGTGGAATACCAATTTCCGCAAGCGTTATAAAAGCAGGGGAAAATTATTTGTCAGGAGACGTAATAACTATTGATAGCACAGCGTTTCAGACCTCTATTAACATTAATTTAAATGTAACCGTAACTCTTCAAGATGTTATGTTTAATGCCAATAGCACTTATGGCTCAACAGCTATGGAGCTTGATGTAACAGAGCAAACTAGTTTTGTCATTAAAACATTATTCTATTTTGGAGTTGTGGTAAAAGACCCTCAAATTATACAAGTTGCAGCAAGACAAATTCTACAAGAAGAAAATAACAAAAAAAGCTAATAAGATATGCCAAATCCAAACGGAGGTTTAATAACCGAGAACAACGCCCAATACTACTCTGGACAACAAGGGTTTTTAGGAGATGGTGTAACAAAATCTTTTTCGTGTAGCTTTAATACAGATTTAGTTAGTGCCATATCTGGTGCTGTTAATTCTAATTTTTCAGTGAAAGTAAATGCAGTCACTGTAACTTCTTACACAATGAGTGGGAATATCGTAACATTTACGACTGCTCCAATAGCAAACTCAACCGTATTAGTTACTTTAAACTCTGACGCTCTTATGTCAAACTACGGAGGCTATCAGTACATTAGCCTTGTAGATGTCATAAATAACTTTATAGTGGCTTACGTCGGTGCTGGTAAGCTAATACCTAGTGTAAAAAGAACAGATGTTATCTTTCATGCAAAAAGAGGTATGCAAGAGTTTAGCTACGATACTTTAAGGAGTGTGAAATCTCAAGAACTTAATATATCGCCAAGCCTTACTGCAATTATTCCACAAGATTATGTAAATTATATTAGAGTATCGTCAATAGATAGTCTAGGTGTTAAAAGAATAATTTACCCAAATAACAATTTAACAATAAATCCTAACGAAGTTAATATACAAGATATTGATGGAGTTCCAATCCAAGGTGGTCTTGGAGAAAATATTGAAAGCGCTCCTGCAAGAACTGTAGATAGATGGAGAGGCGCTGACACATCAAAGATAACTGGTGGTTATACAACTGACCAATTAAACGATGGAGTAGACTCTTTTGAAAATGGATTTGACTCTGGATATTGGGGCGGAATTGATGGACAAAGATACGGACTTGAGCCACAATATACACAAGTAAATGGATTTTTTGGTATAGATGATAGGAGAGGTGTGTTTACATTCTCTAGTAACTTGAAAGGTCGCTTAGTAGTCATTGAGTACATCTCAGACGGGCTATCTTACGATTTGGACACAAGAGTGCCAAAGATGATAGAAGAGGCTATGTACGCTCACATAATCCACGCTATACTTTCAGGTAGAATAAACCAACCAGAGTATGTTGTAAATAGATTAAAAAAAGAAAGAAGCGCAAAACTTAGGAATGCTAAGATAAGATTATCTAACATAAAAATTGAGGAGATAACTCAAGTTATGAGAGGAAAATCTAAATGGATAAAATCGTAAAATATGGCTGAGGTTAAAAATATTTTTGTGGGGGCTAAGATGAACAAAGACCTTAACCCAAGACTTATATCAAATAACGAATACATAGATGCAAGAAATGCTTCTATAATTAACTCGGAAGGTAGCGATTCTGGAATGGTTCAAAACGTTAGTGGTAACGCATTGCTTACAGATTTTAAATTAACTGGAGTGAACTTAGAAATAATTGGATTTTATGCAGACACTATGAATAATAGATTGTTTGCTTTTATTACCGATTGGAACGACAGCTCCCCTAACAATATGTCAAACTTTGCAGCACCTCAGTCTCATCACTACATTTGTATGTACGATGTTCAGACTGAAACAGGTACTACTTTAGTTTCGGGAAACTTTTTAAACTTTTCTAAAACTCACGCAGTATTAGGTATAGATTTAATTGAGGAGCTTTTATTTTTTACCGACAATAGAAATCAACCTAGAAAGATAAATGTAGAAACAGCTACATCTAATAAGGATTATTACTCCGAAGAGTCAGATATTTCTGTTGCTAAATATTACCCTTGGAAAGCACCTAGGTTATCTAAAAACAATTCTTTAGGCAAGCTTCAACCTAATTCCCTACTACAGCAAGATGTTATTTTAGAAGACACTTTTGGTGGAACAAGTCCTTACATTATAGAAACTTCTCAATACACAGTTAGCCCTGCTGGTGGCTCAAACGCTACATTTAAAGTTTACACTTCGGAAGGTTGGGTTACAAAAGTAGAAGTTGTTGATGCAGGAAGCGGATATAGCGAAGGGGATGTAATTTCTATTGACCCAGTTAATGGTCTTAGCCCCCAAGAAAACCCATTATTGTGTACGTTAACGGCAGATAATTTTCAAAAGGAATCTACAATGTTAGATGTAACTTCTGAAAACTTGCCTTTGACTCAAACCTTGCTCGTTTCTAACGATTCTGCTGCTTCTCTAACTCAGTTTAGTACACTAACTGCTGTCAACTCTAATTGGGTTGGGACTATACTTACTGTTAAAAGCACAGATGGCGTTTCTCAAATAACTTCAGATAGGAAAGATAAAAGTAACTGCCGTTGGCTCAACTAGCCCTTATTTAATTACGCACACAGAAGTATCTACTCCAATTGTAGAATCAGATATCGTAACTCTTGGTGCTAATCCTAACTACAATTCATCGTTTATAGGAGATACAAATTTTTTATCAGATAAGTTTGTAAGATTTAGTTATAGGTTTAAATATGACGACAACGAATACTCTTTAACTGCACCATTTACTCAGATAGCTTTTATCCCAAAACAAGATGGATATTTTTTAGAGGACAAAGTTCCTACTAACATTAACGATGATGATGCTAACTCTGATGAGAATAACGCTGTTAAAAGCACAATTATAAATTTCTTTGAAAACAAAGTAAACCAAGCTGAAATAATAATTCCAATGCCAGAGGGAGTTTCCTCAGTCGACGAATTGCAATCAAAATTAAAGGTTTCCAAGATAGAGGTATTGTACAAGGAATCCGATAAAGTAGCAATACAATCATTAGGGTTTATTTCAAGTTCTGATTTAGAAGTAGAAACTGGTTCTGAGTATGTATACAAATATTCTTCTCAATCTCCAATTAAAACGTTACCAGAAAAAGAGACAACAAGGACTTCGGATAAAGTTCCTATAAGGGCTAAGGCTCAAGAAATCACTGGCAATAGAGTTATATATGGAAACTACTTAGTAAGAACTACTAGACCTCCTGAATTATCTTACACTTCGTTTATTAGTGAGAAATCACAACAAGGACAGTTAAACTCTGTAAATGAAATAGAATATCCTAATCACGTTTTAAAACAAAACAGGTCTTATAGAACTGGGATTGTATTGGTTGATAAATTTGGAAGACAATCAGACGTAATAACATCGAAAAACTCTACGGTGTATTGCCCTTACAACGAAGCTACTGGTAGCTTTATAACAGACGAGGATGTTTATAGAGGTAGTTCTTTAAAAATCTTATTTTATAGCAGAATACCTTCTGAGTTAGGTATTCCAGGATATGCAGGATTGTATAGCGAGACAAACCCTAACGGTTGGTATAGTTATAAAGTTGTTGTTCAACAAAAAGAACAAGACTACTACAATGTTTTTTTACCAACAGCTTTAAATAACTATCCTAAGTATACTCCTAATAATGCTGGAGTGGTATCTCAAAGCACTGCTTTTATAACTTTGTTTTCGGACAACGTAAACAAAGTTCCTAGAGATTTAAAAGAAGTTGGTGCTCAAGATTTGCAGTTTTCAAGTTCCGCTAACTTATATGGTAGGGTATTTAACACAACATTTGAGGATGATACCCCAACAAATTCTCAATTTATTCCTAGCACTACTCCAGACAAGGTTGTATCAATAGGCCTAAGGGACGAAATTGGAATGAATCGAGATGCGGATGGAGTATTCTACGCAACGTCTCCTTTTTATAGTATCCCTAGTGTATTTCGAGAGACTCCAGAAGAAGCGGATACTAATAATACTGGAAGCAATCCTTATATTGCAAAAGTTGCTACTAAAAAAGCTATTGGTTCTGTTGGTGGAAACTTACATACAATTACAGCGTCTAAGGAGCAAGTTACGTTTAAAAATGTAAGGCTTAATGTATACGAAACAGAACCTTTTAATTCTAACTTAGATATATTCTACGAAACAAGTACTTCTGGATTAATTTCGGAGTTAAACGACCAGATAAATATAGGTACTGGAGATTCAGTTCCTTTTGCAATTAGCGGTTGGTCTTTTAGTTTGAGTGAATCAGATGAGCCTGAGTCTTATGTTACGACTGCACCATTTGACATATTAAATGCTCAAGGACAATCTTTGACTTTGCAAATAGCTGGTCTACCTGAACCTAATATTACTGCAAGGATACTTTCAGTAAAAACAAGGGATGGTGAAAATATTATTCAATCAGGTAGCTCAAACCCTGTTTTTATATTAGAGCAGAATACTTCGTATAGAACTTGGAGTATAAAAACAACTGCATCTCAATATTTTACATATACTTGGGGTAGCGTTAGTAGAGGTAAAGATGTTTTCCAATTCGAATTTGAGTTTACAAATACAGTTTTAGGTGTGGAGTATGTTTCAATAATTAACCAAAATGATTTGTCAAATTCATTAACAAACGAAGAACCTATAGAGACCACTGTTTTTTACAGAGGGCCTAATGAAACATTGCCTTATCCTAAAAAAACTTTGCCGTTGTTCCCTTATTATGGACAAACCTCAATCAACCAACCAAGAGAATGGATAGGGTTTGAGTCTGGTAAAACAGAATTAAGTTGGGGTATGGTATCAAAAAATAGAAACTTTAATAATGTACATGCAAGCACTGGAGGTTGGGTAGATTTGCATATATTTAATTTTGAAAATGGCTCAATAAATCCATTTGGCTTTTTGAGCCCAACAAAAAAGCTTGGATTAGAGTTAGAAATAACAGATGTGTGGATTTGGGTAGAAACTTTACCTACTCCATTTATACAAGGAACAAATTATTCTAAATGGGTTTCTTTAAAGTATGAAGGATATGATTACTTTTTCGACCAAATGGATGATTTATTTAGACTAAGAAGAAAATTTAGCCTAAGAAATAATTCTACAACAAATCTCAAAGAAAGGTTGCAAATTAATCTTGGAAATATACAACCCATTGCAGGCCAACGACAAGGGCCAGGAACTATACAAGCGCCTCTCGATGACGCAACCAAGTACAAAGTATTTATGAACGTTAAAGATGCTAATCAAGGTCAAGGATCTAAGCAAATTAGGACATTTTCTATTGACGTTAGCTTAACTAACATAATAAATATAGATAATTAATTAAAATGGCTGTAACTAAAGAAATAACATATTTCAACTCTTTTTTAGTAAAGAAGGTTATTCAAAAAACTGGGGCATCCTATCCTACTGTTAGTAACAAAGCAGCAACTTGGCCAGCTCTGCCTTGGAATCCAGAGGGGTATCCGTTGTTCCCTCTACTTGCTGACACTGATAATAGTGCAAACTCTTCTTGTTGGTACATAGAAGAATCAAGAATTAGAGGTGGGTATAATAACAAACAAATAGATTTTGGAGTAAAAGCCTACTTAACAGAAGATGAAGACAAGGCTTTGACATTAACTAATGGTTTAATATATTCGGGGCTTTATAATCTTAGAACTGGGATAAACCAAACAAACGTATTTTCTACGGGAGAGAATATAACGAAAG